GTCGGGGGCCATTCCAGAAGCAGCGGGGCGCATGGGCATCATTTCGTCCTCGTCTTCCTCGTCTTCCATCATTTCTTCGTCCTCGTCACCCTCCATCATTTCTTCGTCTTCTTCTTTATAGGACGTCATACGCTTACCCCAGCGCATGCCCTTGGGGGTGGCCATAACTTCTTCGTCGTCGTCCATCATTTCTTCTTCGCCCATACCCATGCCCATACCCTTACGCATACGCATCATTTTTTCGTAAGCCATGGCCATTTTTTCTTCTTCTTCGTCCATCATTTCATCGGCGGGCATTGGCATAAGCATTCCGCCTTTTTTCATGGGCTCAAGATAGTTGGAGACTGCAGAATCCTCTTCGTCTTCCATGTCTTCGTCCATAGCCATGCCCATTTCCTTGTTGGCACGACGCATTCGCATCATCTGCTTATATTCCTCTTCGGATAATTCGTCTTCTGGGGCTTCTGCCATCTCGTTGACGGGCACCATCTTGACCTCGACGGCCATTGCGCCACACTTGCCGCACACCTTGGCGCCAGCCTTGTAGCCGCACTCGGTGCCTGCTAGGCCCTTGGCGCACTTAGCAACCGCACCATCACTATCAATTTTTACGATTGCCTTTTGCTGATAACTCATTGTTGCGACTCCTTGTAGGTTGGACCACAGCGTACTGTTCTGCTCCAATGAGATAGTAGTCGCAATGACGACTCCCCAGTGGAAAGGTTAAATATAAAATTGTCTTCTGGGTTTAGAGTATACAGCAATTATATGCTGCCATTTCTGCAACTTTTACTAATCATTCAGCGCTATCTCAACCTCTTCGCCGTTCTCATTTATCTTGGTGACCGTCCGTGAGTTGACTGGTTCTGAAGTCTTGTTGATGAAAGTAGCCATAGCAGCCTTGGCCATAAGTTCAGCCATTTCTCCAAATAACGCAATCCTGGCCTCGCTGCCTCGCTCGACCTGTCTATCTAGAGCAACATAAAGTGCTTCAATAATGTCATCAATTTCATCTTGCGTTAAATACAGTGCTCCAGCGTTAGTTCTCTTGTCGCTCAACTTGCCTGACTTCTGGCGAGTCAAGGTTGTTTTCAAAGTTTTCAATGCTGCCACATGACGAGGGTCATCGGCTTTACTTATTTCCCTGTCTAATGAGTTAAGGAGTTCATTGAATTTTGTACGCTCTGCTCGTATCTCTGCTCTACCCTCTTTGACCGAGGACCGAGTAGAGCGAGTACTCAATAAAAGTTCATTTTTGCGAGCAGCAAAGTATGAATCAATTGTTCGTCCACGTATTTTTGGAACGTACCGAGTCTGCGGGGGAGTATCTGCCTCTGGCATAGTACGAACCAGCGATGCGCCTCGACCAGGTGTTTTGTTGATAAATTCATCAGTCATTAATTCGTTGCGCAACTTATTCAAGTAGTCACGAGTGCCCGACGCTCTCTCTATGCTCTCTTGTACATATTTTTTGGCAATTACCGATGCGCGTGGAGCAAACCCGTTGGGCTTACCATCTACGGCGTCCATAACAAAATCGCTGGTTAGGTAGTCATCCAGAATGTCAATAGCATCATCTATATTCCCAATGCCAAAATCAACACCAGCGCCATTATCGCCTGCAAATAACTTATCTATATCTTTCCATACCTGTGAATGGCGATTATCTTCATACCTATTAGAGTAAACAGAATCAAGTTTGTCTTGATATTCCTTGACGGCATCGCTTATTCCAGAAGCAATGCGTTGTCTGCGAACTTTTGCTGCCGTTGGGTTTGAAGGTGAGTCAGGGGTCCTTGTCTGAGTTGTCTTTTCAGGTCCACTAATAGACATCGGTAATTGCATCCCGCCGAGACCGGGGGCCTTGGGGGGTTGCACTCGTGACTCGCGAGCGGGGACTCTTGGGACATCCAACACTTCATCTTCAAGTCCGAGTTCACGTCGCTTATCAATGGCATCAAGTAGTTGTTGACTTGAGGTCATAACATCATCCCATATTAGGCTGAGGTCGTTTTCGGGTATTTCATAAACCCCAGTTCGCCTTTTATCCGATTCGGGTCGTAGGCGACGAACAATATCCGCAGCCTGAGAGTTATTGAGATTACGGAAGTCATTGGAATAGACGCTTCTTGACTCGTCGTCAAGAATTGACCTTGTTCCCGTCGAGAGTGAACTCCATGATTTTGCAAAATTGGGGGTAGCAGCCGTGCCAGAGCCATTGCCGTAAATTACGTTTTCATAATTCTCACGACGATTCAGATTGTCCTGGATAACGTTGACGGCATCCATTATTTCTTTTGCCTGCTTAATGCCCTCATCTCTGCGCAAGCCCTTATTGCCGCCTTCTTGAACTATGTTTTCCTTAATCCAAGACAACTTGTCTAGCGGTGCCATATCGGCATAATCAGGTGGTGCCATCTCTGCGAATGGCGTGCCGACTTCCTTGCTGCCCTTCTTTGCCGCCGATGGACCAACCGCCGAACGTGTAGGCATAGAGAATTCCCTCAGGGCCTCAAGAGACTTCCATGTGGCTATTGTCTTAAACTTTTCATCAGCCAATGATTGGGCAACCTTCATATTTGACTCTTTGGCCCAGTCGAGCAATTCTTGACGGCGCTCTTTATTGAGCGAGTAGGGTGCTCCCGAGTTGAATAGCGACCCAACGTCGGTCCCATTGGTTTGAGGGAAATTGGTTGCATCAAATTTCAATTTTGGAGATGATGCCGCATGGTCAAGTAGGGCAATACTCGCTACCCCATTACTCATATTGGACGAACGTAGAGTCCTGACGCCATCGCGAATAAACTCATATTCTGCTGGGGACATACTGAACGCGGTCTTAAGTCCGCCGCTCTGGCCCGCAGCAATAAGTTTGTCGTACACATCTAGTGCCGAAGCAACCTCACGATTATTGGCAAAACGCTTTTTCAAGTCTGCCAATTCTTCGCGAACTATTCCAGCGTCATTGTTGTCTACAACGATACTGATATTGCTAGCAGGAGTTTTTGGAAGCCCGCGATACATGGGGGCTATTCCTTCTGGCAAAAGACGTGCGCTCCTAGAGTCCTCAAGGGCATCAATGATATTTATGGCAGCAGCAGCCTCTTGGTTGGCAAACAGTTTCTTAGCAATGGAGTGAGCCCTTATTGGGTCAATGGGGACAATCTCGTCCGCAGACGAGGCGGAATATGCCTTTGCTAGATTCTTTATCGTAGATGTCTCTGCGGAACTTAGTTTTACCCTACGCGCATCACGTTCAAGGAGTTGAGTAAGTCCTGGGACGAGGCCACGACGACTTCCGTCCGGTGACACCGTATAACTAGAATCCTTGTCCAGTTGATTTATTGACGCATCAATAGGCTTTCTGCTTTTGGTGAACGTATCAATAATGTCATCGTTCATTCCGCCATAGCGATAAATTCCGCCGTCTCTGCCAACAATCAGTTCATTGCGATTGCCGTCGTATGCAACGAATGAGACATTGGAGTTAGAAAACTTGCTTGCCCTACCTGGGAATAACTGCTCAGAATTACGTAAGTCATTCCCCATTTTGACTGTGGCTTTACTAGTTATGCGGGGAGAAGCGACACTTCGTGTTGAGGGTGATATCGCCAACACTGCGCGCTCGTCCAATTCCGTTGCCGTGGTATTAATGATGGCCTTTTTGGCATCGGCTAGTTTCTTCTTGCGACGAACGGAAAGAATTGCGTTTTCTAGAATCTCTGACGCGGACCTGTCAATGAATGAGGAATCTTCTTCATCAATATCCCTGCCATTAATGATTGAGTCAACTTCAAGAGTCTCAATGTAACCAATGTACTCCGTCAACTTGTTAAGTTCATCTGCCAATTGCGATGCGGAAGTTCGATTCATTCCAACTTGTCGTGACATGCCTTGCGGTCCTGTATCGAAAAGCGCTCTTTCTAGTGTTGGGTCGTACTCGAGTAGAGATAAAACATCAGCCCAATCTTCTGGCTCAAGTTCAAACTTTTCATATCTGTCTTCATATATGGATGCCCGTTTCTTTGCTTTCTTAAAAGATGCTGCAGTTAATGCTGCTTGGCGTTCTTCGCGCACAAGGTGCTGTACAGCGGCGAGCATTTCTTCTACTTCTCGGGTTATAGCAAGTCTGGCGTCATCCAAAAATTCAGCACGATATTCCATTTCACTTGTTGGCCATTCTTGATTATTGGCATCAAATTGTGCATCTAATTGACTTAGTTCATTTCCTACGTCTTCTCTTTCTTGCATGGCGTTGCGCACTCGCATGACTATTGCGTCAGTTAGGCCCGCACGGAAGTCCTCCACCGTATCTCGCCACACTGCGGGTATCTTCACACGACCACTGCGTGTACTCGCAGGACGATTCGCGTCTAGAATTTGCTGGTCGTCAGAAATGACTGATGCAATAGCCTTGCCAGTCATGAGGTCCCTAAGGGCTAATTTACTAACCCCATCTCGCATTCGCTGAACCGACGCAACCGAGTATCGTGATTCCCCTTGCGACCCAAGTGACTGCATAAAGTTATTTGGCAGAATATCTCCAGGCTTAATATCGCCGCCGAATGAAATATAAGAAACGGTGCCATTAGCATTCTGAGACGACAATGGACGACCAATTACCTTGAGTTCTCCGCCAGCCCTCGTGGCCGAAAGACTATTTATGTATTGTTCCTTGGCATTGGCTCCAGGTGCAACAGCACTTCGGGTTACATTGAGCCACTCTCGCGACGATGGTCCGTCTTTACGCTTTCCAGGAATTCTTGCTGCTCGGCGCTTTTGTTCCTGCTCTAATCTGACCTGTTCGGGAGTCAATTTCTTCATATCACCAGTTACTTTTTTATCTCCAGTAACATTCCACTTTTTGCGGTTTTTGCCACGTCGTGAACGAGTTGACATCAGTCCGCTTTCCGTTGCCACATCCTCAATATCGCCGTCACTACCCATATCGGGTTCGCTCAAATTGATTGATGACGAACTTCGAGTGCTGACATAGGCGTAGCCCTCGCTGCGCGGCACTGGAGGGCTTGCATCGCCCATCTGGCCTCGTATGGTGTCCCCGACAGCGCTTCGCTCCCTTGCATCAAGCGTGCCAAGCGTAACTGCTTTATCTTTTTTAGCAATTTTCATTTGCCCTGTGCGCCTAGCAAAATCCATTTCTTCTTCGTCGTGGATTGAATAAGAAAGAATCCCCGCTTTCCTTCGAACATAAATTCTCTCAAGCGCTTGTAATTGTTCATCCGTAAATTGACGATTACCATATTCAACGCCCATATAAGGCTTTATCTGATTCCATTGAGCCCCTTCTCGCTCGTCACGGTACCGCGTTAAGTTTTCGTGAGATAGGCGGAGCCGCACAATCCCATCATCAAATGAATTTATGATGTCGTGCTCATCCGCGTGCTCGTTAATAACTGGATAGACCGTTCCGTCTGGATATAGCCATGCTCCAGCAAAACCAGAATCAGCAAATTCTTCAGGGGTTATGAATTCCATCTGCAGTGGCCGCACTTCTACGCTTCTACGAGTTGGCTCAGTATCTTTGAATTTACGCTCTATTTGATTACTAATTATTGACAGTAGGTTCGTTTCGTCTTCTGTCAACTCCCTCTCACGTGATACCTGAAGAATATCTTGCTGCAGGCGTATAAGTAGAACGTCACGAGTAAGTGAAGGCGAGTAGAGCGGATTGTCGGCACGTGCACTTATGTGCCTTATTGTCTCCAATTCATTTTTGGTCAGAGAGCCGCCGTCTACCAATTTGGTAATGTCGTCAACAATATTCAATAATGCAGCATTTTTTGCTATTCGTTCGTCTCGCATCTCTTTGATAAGTGCTTCAAATCGCTGTCTAAGGTCTAACGCCTTAACTGCGAGTCGCCTATCTTCCGTAGGAGATAGAGGCCTGCTGGAACGAGTAGACATAAGCGCCATCTCGCCTGATTCTCGTTGGCCGCCACGTAACTTCCCAAACATTCGCCCAAGTCCACCTGGCTCGCGTCGTATGAGTGAATCATCTCCTGAGTTAGTGAATATTTCTGGAGCGACTAAACCAAAAGAATGGAGAAGTTCCCCGTTCTTATTAAGACCCATAATCTCATTGGCGGTAAACCATTGAACTTCGGTATTCTCGCCATCAAGTACGTTGATGTCAGAAAGGTCTCGTCGCCCTACTTCGTAGACGTGTGTGTCGTAGGCCCAGTCTGGTGCGCGCTGGTCACGATAAGAATAAACCGGAGTAAGGCCTTCTAGGTCTCCGCCAACTTCTTCCCTGAACTCAGTTACTGCCGTTTCCATCGGAATCTCGGAACTGTCTTTATCTTTATGGACACCACCTGGGAATGACCATTGTCCCCCGCCCGAACTCATCCATGGAGCACGACGCGCTAGTAGATACTCATACTCGCCAAAACGTCCACGACGGCGACGAACCAATGCTCCAGACGCTCCATAGCGACCGTTGAATTTTTGACCAGTAACGGAGAAATAATAACCTTCTCCAGTTTCTTGATTACTGCCACCACCGCGTGGGGCAAAGAATGGATACACGGGTGGCTTGAGTTTGCCAGCACGCATGCGCGAGACATCTTTGGGAGAAATTCTATCCGCATAGTAGACGCCGTCATCACTCTGGAGAATTGAATACCTCTCCCATGGACTCGCTTGCCGTCCCTCTTCTATCTCCGCGAGACCTTCGGCGATATCTTCTTCTTGCGTCAACTCGCCACGACGACCACGTGCAATCCTGTTACGACGCGGAATCTCGCCATCGACCGCTTGTGTTGTTCTCGTACGAGACCTCGTACTAAGCAATGGAGTTTTTTCTCGCCTTAACCAAGTTGGAATGAACTCTGGAGTTTTGCTGTAATCTAGCGTTTGTATAAACTTTTTGATTTTTTCTGGCGCTGGTTTCGAGAATAGGTCCAACTCGCCAGTCGTAATAGCCTCAGGCCCAAAATCCTTGATGGCCTCGTTGCCCTCATGGTGGAATATGAGTTCTTTCCCACGAGCCAGAGTAGCAAGTTGGACTACGACATTTAATTGGTCATCGGACGCTCCAGTAGAAACAACAGTAAGACCGGCGTCTGGATTAAATATCAACCGAACAAGGCCGTCGTCGAATGCATCTTCGTAGAGATGCTCGTTCTGATGACCCTCAACTGGATAAATGCGACCGTCTGGATAAAGCCAAGCACCCCACCAGCCAGAATCAATGAATTCATCTGGACTTATGAAGTCATTGGCCAGTATTCGTTCTTCTCCACCCAACCTTGGTCGTGATGATTTTGACCTGTCTGCAATTACTTTTTTGAGTTGCTTGATAGTCCTATCTCGTTCCGGAGATTCTGGGACAAAATTTTGAAGAATGTTAAGCAAAACTTCGTTAGTTGATGAATCAAAAAGTCCGTACAACGGCCGACGATTTTCCCGCAGTGACTTGTTGAGTAAGTCAAATCGCTTGGCAAGATTACTGGTAAGTTCTTCCACCTCCGATTCGGGCATGAGTGAACCAAATATTTTTTTAAGTTTTGATTTGTCGACATCTTGTACTGCAGCCTTGGCCTGTGCGATAACACTAGCGAGTTCACTATTGAGTTCCAGCATGTCTTCAGCGTGCTGCTCTTTCCAACGCAACACTGCTTCGTATCTCTCAGCATTGCGTATTTTTTTCTCTTTCATTGCTTCGGTTGGTTCAAACCTTGAACGCAAACTGAGATTTGAGCGGCTCGACCTAGTGCTGGAGACTAGGCGATTACTTGAAATATGTTTCTGTGCGGCTTCTTCAAATAATGCGATAGAAGCATCTTCCGCCTCCGTCATATTTGGAAGATTAAACTGGTTGGGTACCTCAAAACTTGCTATTGGTGTTCTGGCATCAAAAATCTGAAACTCCTGAGACGGGAACCCCTCTACTATTTCTTCATTGGGAATTCTTACGAGGTATGTTTTGCTTGTTGGGAAGTCATTGCGTACATATCCCCTGCTGGGTCCGAAGGACGCATGACTGTAACTAAGATGTTCTTTCCCTGCTTTTGCTAGCGGGTAAGCATATTCATACCGAGCCATCACCCTTTGCCCGTCATCGATATAGCCACGAGCAATATTCCTCAAATATTCAGGATTAATTTTTGCATCATCTTGACCCTCTACGTAGGTCTGATATTCCTTGCGGCCTCTATCCCTATCTGGAACTCTTGTATTTGTGGCCAATTTTGGCCCATCCCAAACTCCAGTTTCATCATATTCCTTCAACGCGAGTTGATAGGCGTTGAAATTGCGCTCCGCCTCCTCATAGCGACTAATGATGCTGTTTCGCGTATAACCATTGAGCCTTTGGGTATCCATGCTTTGGCGCATGTATGTTCCGTCGCCGCCCTTGGGCAAGGTGAATGACGGGTCAAGAACATCGTTCTCAAGTATTGGCACACCAGTGTGAACCAACCACGTCGCATCGGGGTCCGCTTCAGTTAACGACCACTCCCTGTCAGCGCCACGCGATGTTCTTATTTTCTTGCCACGTTCGGCGAGGTCCTTGAGATTCGGCAAGTCAAGAATTGATACAGCATTTACGTGTGCAATATCTCCATCATTTTCCATTCTATCTAAGTTTGCTAATCGGTCATTTACATGCTGTAGTTGTTTTTCGACCTGAGATAGATAGTTATTGAATCTGGAACCCATTTCGTCTTTGTATGGTTCCAATTCTTCCACCGAAAGATTCGTCGTTATGCCTTTTTTGGGGTTATACACCCTCGGCATCGCAACGCCGTTTGTTTCCCCGTTCCATACGCCCGTTTTCTGCCATTCATCAATAGTTTTTGATAGGGCGGATTGTTCGCCTTGTAGTACTTTTTGCAACTTTTCTAAATCTACTCGCCCAAAAGTACTCCCCAATTCCCTGCCCGATTCGCCGAATGATTCATACGAAGTGACATCCAGCCATTGAGAAACTATCTTTGACCTAGTGCCAGGAGTGTCGCCGCTAGAGGGTCTTTCAATGGTGCTTCGCTTGCTCAAGCGAGTTCTAGTATTCGCTGAGCCCAAAGAATCGGCATCGCCACTTACTGTCTCTACGATTGAGCGCAACTTGTTTTCATCAAATGATATTTGACTATTGCCAGCCCTTCGTTGTTTCTCAATATCTAAGGCATCACCCTCGGTCAGTTTTGAGATACTTCGTGCCAAATTGGTAGGTACGGTGAATCGTGGAATGATTGGCCGTTCAAGGGGGAGCCCCTCAAAAACAATTCCATCGTTGTCGGCATCTACGCGTCCAGTTACGTCAACGAACGACATCCCAGGAGGGGCAGCACGAAGACCACCGCCAATACGCTGGCCGATTTTCCCGCCCAGTGCTTTAGATTCGGCGTTGAGCCCTAACTCAGTAAAGTCGGGCAATATTATTTTTTTGAACCACCAGCCTGGCCGTAGAGAACGTCATCAATCGTGAGTGCGATGTTCTCTAGTGCGGTGATTGCTTCTTGCGTCAGGCCATTGGAGATATGGACACCTTGGTTGTCTACTTCAGCATCCAGTCGGTGGTATTCAATGACTGGGTCAAGCAAACTCTTTACTTGGTACGCCTCATCTGGTGAGCAGAGAACCGTAAAGACTTCTTCTTCCGCAGGGTCTTGCTTGGAGCCGTTAATGCTCTGAAGAAGGTCAATCGCGTATTGCAATTTGTCCGCGGGCAAAGCCATACCGCCACTCGTCGCCACATCAATAATGACGTCAGCGGCTTCATCCAATGCTTCATCCAGGGATTTGCCGCCAGAAGCAAGGAACATCATCCCAGTAGGCATGCCAGAACCAGGCTTGACGTTCATGCGCATTGAAGGCATCTGCGAAGGAATAACAACCGGAGCCGACGGCATCGTGCTTTGTTCATTGCGCATCCCAATTTTTTCTGGTTTGCCAAACATGTACTCGCCAGTTTCTTCTTCACGATGATATGAAAGTCTGTAGGTTACTGAATTGCCATTTCCAGCATCGCGATTAAAGGTGACTGAGTTTTCCGTTGCGTGAATGATGTCTAGGGGTAGGCGCGACCTGCTCATTAGTTCCAAGGCGAGAGCATTGCGTGCTTCGTCTGGGAGAACGCGTGATTCCCCTTCTTCAAAGATATCTTCACGGCTCTGTTGGCGCTGTGGGCTGGGCGAATGTACCTGGCGAACAACCGGCGAAAGAACTGGACGACCAACAATGGCGGGTCCGGACGGCATGCTTGGCATATGGGCCATGGGGCCCCCACACTTTTCGCCCTCATCACTCTTGACAGAGATTGTTCCGGTGAGTTGGTTTGCTCCATGTAGAACTGGGCTCACTTCATACAACTCAACTTCGTGAAGGATGTTTGCCTGTGAGCCAGGGTCAAATGTTGCGTTGAGCGTCTTATAGCCAATGCTCCACTCTTGTTCTTGGCCGAAGAAGGCAACGCTAGCGAATGCTTCGCGTCCCTTTTCTGTAGCCAAGTTAAACTGAACCTTCGCAAACAGTCCCCCAACACCGGCTTGCTTCATCTTCATTGGCAATCGCGGGTCGCTAGTAGGAACTTCGTAGATTTCTAGAACTTTACCAATTGGGTCGTTCCAACTGTGCCCCCAAACAACACGAGGCTTGCGGCGCTTGAGACTTTCAGTAAACGCACCAGTAGCGACAACATCGCCCACTGAGTCCTTGTTGCCGACTGCGGCAACGAAACACTCGACAATACCTTGTGCTTCATCAATATTAATCTGGCCATTTAGTGCCTTGAAACTGATTTGGTCTGTAGACATACCGCTCCTAACGACGCTCTTAATAATAGTTCTACTCATCAACTATGAGTGCAACTAGGGGCAAATAGATAGAGTTTCAGTAAATAATTCTACGTGAGTTTACTGAAACTAAGGGCGACTAAATTCCCATGCTCGGCGGGCTTCGCCAGACGCTACTCGCGGCTTGATGTTGGCGATTGCATCGATGAATATGGAAGTCACAGATGAACGAAGGGCCGAATTACGAGCAGCCTCATCGCTGATGCCGTATGAGTTATAGATTGCCGACCCCACCTGCGTATGGACATTGTCGATAATTTCTTTAATTCGCATCATTTGCGCATCAATGTTGATGACCGTATCTTGGGCTGTGGGAATCCTGTAGCCATCAGATTTCTCAAAATAAAGAGCCTGAGAGTCACGGATAATCGTAGAAAGAACAGGTTTAATGTCTTCCTCTAGTTGTTTATGCCAGATTTCCAAAGAAAAAACCGAATCAATATCAAGCGAGCCCTGCATTAAGGACTTGCGAGATTTTTGCCCGTTCATTTTTTCTATAACAACTCGTTGCATGCGCTCTAAGACTCGCTCAATTCCTCGGTCAAGAATTTCTGTCCACCTAGACAGTGACGTCTCACTGGAATCATCTTTTGTCAGGATTTCAGAAGTGCTGGCGCCCATCGCCGCCATCCCTGGGGGCGCTCCACCACCCATAGACTCAAGAGCCATTGCTCCAGCCATCGTGGTCGGGTCCGGAGGAGGCGCTGCTGGCATATCAGGAGGCATTCCTGGCATTCCTCCGCCTGGGGCTCCAGGAGGCATTCCTGGCATCCCTGGAGGCATTCCTGGTGCACCTGGCGGCATTCCTGGGCCGCCTGCTCCTGGCATTGGCATCCCCTCTTGAGGAGGTGCCATTGGCTTCTTTGTATTGGCAATGGGAGTGAGGTTGGGGTTCATAAGAAGGCTGTCAGCCAAATCTGCCTCAACATCCTTGCGCCCAGTGCCAGTTCTATATTCGTTGACTGAAATGAGTCCAGCACGCAATTCATCCAGCAAATATCGCTCAACTTCTTGTTTTGCAATAATTAGGACTGGAACACTTGAAGTATCAAAATCAATATAATGCTCTGCGTCAAGTTCATCTAACGCACGGGCAATGACCTCAAGGTGCGGAGACATTGTTTCATTCCAAAAAACACGAATTTCTTCGCTTGCATTTGAAAACGTTCTGCCCGCAGCATTACCAATAACTGATTCCGGAACGCCGAATGAAGAAAGAATCTCTTCTTTTGTAATCTGGCGCATTTGAATATAGGCGGCGTCTCGTGGGCTTGATGATGTATCAACAAAGTCAACCCCATCATCAGCGGAAATTACGGTTGTTTGACCTACGCGACCGAGGTTGCCTCTGAACCTGTTACGTAGTTCATCCTTGTCGTCGTCATCAATTTCCCCACGTAAAACGAGCAATCCACCAGGACGACCGTCGTTGAGTAGGTAGTTTCTGTTGTATAACTTTGCAAGGTTTTCAATCTCAATGGCAATACCCGCTGACTCCATCGGCGTGAGCGAAAGATATGGGTCAATTGGGTGTGGTCTACGAATCCAGCACACATCCTCTGGCTTCATGATGACCTTGTCACCGTTGGGCATCAGTACTTCGTAGCCAGAAACAAATGTCTTTGGGTCAGGGATTGGGGCGGTTGACTGCGGGGGGAGCAGGTTTAGTCCAATTATGCCCCCATCACGTCCACGCACCTTTTCAATAAAGACTCCGCGCGTTCCTAGTAGGAGTTGTGATGAGACTCTGTACCTAAAGATAAAAGAGTTTTCACCAATATTAGATTTGGTGTTCAGGATGTCTAGTAAACCACTATTTTTTGCTGTCTTACCTTTGACAATCATTCCGTCAGGCGAGTTATCTTTTCGTAAGACAATAGGCAATCTTGCCTGGTTGCCAGCGATGGCATCGATGCACCGTGCAACCCAGGTGACCTTTTGCATGCCCTCTTTATAGGCTCGCTCAATATCCCATGGGTCACGATACCCTTTGCCTACGTACGAGGCATTTTGAGCAACCGTTCCACCCGGACCAAATGCAGATTTTTGCGCTTGATTTTCGAGTGATTTATTTTCAGTTTTGTTCCATGCCATAGTTAATCAGAACCCAGCAGATATCCGTATAGTCCGCAATTTACACCTGCCACGATAAGGGCCAAAGGCGGCAATAAAAGACCTGCTCCAATGGCCGTAAGCAAAATAAACAATACCATTAAACAATGGGCAGAAAAGGAACGGGTTATGATGCGTTCCCTTTGGAGGTGTATCCGTAACTTGATTAGCAATTTCGCGATGATTGTTTTCATATGCTATCGTGCTTATATGCCTTGAAGTGATTCACGAGAGACAATCTAATACATTGCGAGCCGTTTGGAGTGGATGATGACGGACTGGAATAAAGTTCTCCAATTTCTGGAGCCAAAGCAACCATCGTTCTGCCCAGAAGAACCTTCTCTTACTCAAAAGGTTTTCCTCAGAACATATTCATTAGAGGCACTATTCGGAGGAGCGGCTGGCGGTGGGAAATCTTCCGCGTTGTTAATGTCAGCGTTGCAATATGTTGACGTTCCTGGCTATTCTGCCATCATATTCCGTCGCACCTATGCCGACTTGGCACTTCCCGGAGCCATTATGGACCGGTTTATTAGTTGGATGTCAACCGTTGACGATGTTCGCTGGAATGCGAACAACTACACGGCAGTATTCCCTTCCGGAGCACGACTTTCTTTCGGTTACCTAAATAACCAGCAGGACTTCCTACGCTACAAGGGTGCTGAATTTCAATTTATTGGCATGGACGAAGTCACTGAAATCAGAGAGTCGGACTACAGATATATGTTCTCCCGTCTGCGTCGTCCTGCTTCGGGCCCACTGGCTCAAGTCCCCTTGAGAATGCGCTCCGCCTGCAACCCTGCGCCGAACTGGGTTCGCCAACGATTCATCGTAGAAGGGCAAACTGAGGGTCGTATTTTTGTTCCATCCAAATTGTCAGATAACCCCGGAATTGATGCTGACTCTTACCGTACTGCCCTGCAAGCCCTAGACCCAGTTGAACGCCGTCGCCTAGAGGAGGGTGACTGGTGGGCAACAACCCTTGGCTCAATGTTCCAACGAGAATCCATCGTGATTATTGACCAAACTGATATTCCCAGAATCTCCGCATCTGCCCGCGCCGTCAGATTTTGGGACCTTGCCGCCACAGAGCCATCTCATACGAACCCGAATCCAGACTGGACTGTTGGGACATTGATGTTATTTGATGCCGGAATAGCCTATATCCTCGATGTCCGCCGAGCCAGAGTCCGAGGTGAGAAGGTGGAAGCATTCATTTCCCAAACTGCCTACGAAGATGGGGGTACGGTTGCAATCCGCATGGAACAAGAGCCAGGCTCATCTGGCAAGGGATTGGTTGACCAGTACGCGCGATACGTTCTTCCGGGATTTGATTTCCTGGGAATCAGGTCAACGGGCGACAAGGTTACGAGAGCGCGACCATTTGCGGCAGCCGTAGCCAACGGCAACGTGAGGTGCGTGCGTGGCCCGTGGCTAACAGACTGGCTAGATGAATTGTCAACCTTCCCCGAGGCATGCGACCACGACGACCAAGTGGACTCTGCCGTTGGCGCGTTCACACATCTTGCTGGTTTGGGGTTGCCTCAACGCAGGCGTGTGGGTATCATCGTCTGAAGATACCTAATACGGAAGGGGTTCCAATGAATGCACTAGAGCGCATTGCCGATATTCGGCAGGTTCTAAGCAACTGCATCGCCGAATCAGTGAATTCGCCAGACCTAGAGGTCTCGGAGATTTGTGAAATTTTATATGCATTTCGCGAACTCAAGAGAGATATTGGCATGCTAGACAGCGAACTTGAGCAGGCTGCGATTGGCAAGATGGAAGAAGACATTATTGTCCTCTCGTCGGGCCAACAGGTTGAGCGCCGAACTGGGGCAGACAGAAAAGCATGGGACCACAAGAGTCTCGCTTCAATCGTCGCCAACAGAATCTACGAATCATCCATTGACATGGACACGGGCGAGGTCTTATTGTCTCCAATGGAGATGATGGCGAAAATGCTTGATTACGCGGCACCATCGTATTGGCGTGTCGGTGAACTGGGGAAAATTGGCGTTTCGGCTGATTCATATTGCGAAAAGTCCGAAGGCAAAGTCAGTATTTCCATAACGTCCAAGAAGTAATAGAAGAAGGAACGGCTATGGCAACAGCAAAAAAACAACCGACCAATGAGATAAATGGAGACGAAAAAGTGCACAGCGAATTACCCGAAGTAACACATAACTACCTGCAGGAACGAATTGCGGAAGATGCTTTTTATTCCGAGAAGCGGGCCAAGGACGAGCAAAAGCGTAAAGAAGATGGTCATCGCCTTCTCATGGACTTGAGCGAACCCTTCCCTCCGGAAGTGGAGCGGGAACTTCGTAAGGGCGGTACGGCACTCACATATATCCCCGTTAGTGAAGTTATTGCGCGTCTTAATCGTTGCTTCGGCATTGCAGGCTGGTCTTCCGAAATCATTAGATGCGAACGCGACCCACTAGACCCCGATTTCATTGTCGCCCATGTTCGCCTAAGTACACACGGTGGCGATGGCTGGATGGCAGTGACTAAAGACGGTTTCGGAGGTCAAAAGATTAAGCGAACCAAAGCAGGGGAAATTGTTGACCTTGGCGACGAGTTTAAGGGCGCTGTTTCTGACGCACTCAAAAAGGCTGCTCAACAATTCGGTGTAGCCCTATACCTCGCTCGCTCTGATGAAGCACTCAGCATTGAGATTGAGCACGATATGGCGCAGTCACGACCACAGATTGACCCCAAGGTTGCTGCCCTGTGGGAGCAATTCCGAACACTGAGTGGCTCATTCAACGCCGAACAAAAAGCACAGTTGGGCCAGTTCTGGAACGAGTTTGCCAATGGCGCACCGAAGCCAACCCTAGAGACGGCAACGCCACAAATCCTCATGGCTCTCATTGAGGAATGCACAAGGATTAGTTTCCCTGGCTCACAAATCATCGTTGAAGAGTGATTCGTGACCTTGTCAGATGGTGTTGGGGGACCACCGTTCACGCCTCCCCCATACCTGTCCGCATCATCAATGGGGACCTTCAATCAATGTCCGTTAAAATTCAAGTTTAACAAAATTGACCAGATACCAGATTTGCCATCATCAGCGACACTCTTGGGCAACTTCGTTCATGAGACATTGGAAGAGTTCTATGCTCTACCATTTAACGAACGCACTATTGATTATGCCAAAGCACTAGCCCGTCAAGTTTGGGAAACCGGTGATTGGTCCAATAGAATTAAGGGTTTTGTTAAAGATACTGAGGTTAATCGGTTTCGCTGGTCAGCGTGGTGGTGCGTTGAAAATCTCTTCAAAGTTGAAGACCCTACGACCGTTGAGGTCAAGGGGATAGAGACAGAAGTTAACGGACTCATTGGTACCGCTACCGTTAAGGGCTTTATTGACAGGCTTGATGGCACAGAAAATGGTGTCTGTGTTTCTGACTACAAAACTGGCAAAACACCCCAGAAAAAAATATGGGTAGTGGATAAATATTTGCAACTCCAAATTTATGCAACATTGTTGAGGAATTTAGAGATAGCAGACGCCTCCGAGATTAAGTTGCTCTATCTTAAGGATGGGGCAATTTTCCAACATAAACTCGTACCTGAAGATTTTACGAATACCTTAAACTACGTTCAAGGCACATACGACGCAATACAAAAGGCATGTGAAACTGGGGTGTTTGCACACAACAAGTCTCGCCTATGTGATTGGTGTGCCTATAAGTCAATATGCCCAGGATGGAAAAAATGACAGATACTATTAGTGACGATGCCTTGGCCTATATGGTCGCAGAGGAAGTCAAAAACAAGTTGTCTCCCATGCAGCGCAATGTGCTACTTCATCGCGACAACTGGAGTAGGTGGCAGCGAGCGCTTATCGCCCTAACAGACAACCTCAACGAACAGATTGAGCAGATAGCGGGAGCAGAAGCCGAAGATGAGCGTCGGTTTGAGAACATAGGCAGCAAGCGGATGCAGAAAGAAATGCATGGAGCCTATGCGGACCGCCGTCTTCGTGTTGAAAGATTCTTATTTCACGTGAATAAGCGCTTGGATGAAGTCACTAAAATGATTGAGACAGGGGTAGCCCCAGAGGCCAGTCCATGGGAAGTGATTGAATTCTATAAGCGTGCAATTTATGAGCATCGCAAATTAATGGACAAGCACGACCTAGAGCCAACCCCTATTGACGAAGCACTATGGGCTTCTTTATCGGATAAATGGTTATTTGATAAGATAGACGTATCCCTCCTATAGCAAGGACGTACTAGTGCGTAGGCGCAGTAAAAAACGCGAAAAAGAATATGTAATACGCCGAGAAGTTGTTGAGCGTCTGCTTTCTGAGCGCCCATACTGCGAGGCATGCCCGAAATTTGCCAAACACGACGACAAAGTTTCGTATGTACGGCGAGGCAGTGTGGATATTCACGAAATTGTTAGACGGTCCCAAGGCGGCTCAATAATCGATGAGCCTAATCTTATGGCGGTATGTCGCGAGTGCCATAACCGCATAGGCCGTGAGCCCCAACTAGCCTTTGACCTTGGGTTGGCCAAGCATGGCTGGGAAAGAGATAGTTAAATCGCCATAAATTTGGATTGATTGTTCACTACGGGGGCCGTTTAATGTAGTAAAGTCTATTTGTCGTAACCAACACTAGACACGGAGAAAAAATATGAGTTCAGCAGTTCTTCAGTTCCAAAGCGTCGGAGTCCTCACCGCTGCTGCCGGTAAGGCTTTCGTTGTTGCCCCTTACGGTGGCACAATCAAGAAAATCTCTGCCCGAGTCGGAGCCACACCCGCAGGTTCAAGCATTATTGTTGACATCAACAAGAATGGCACCACCATCTTCACCACCCAGGCCAATCGTCCCACCATTGCTGCTGCAGCAGTTGTTGCAACTTTGGCCGGTACACCTGAAATCCTCACCTTCGCCGCTGGCGACCTATTGAGCGTTGATATTGACCAGATTGGTTCCGGCACTGCTGGCTCCAACTTGGGCGTTTCAGTTCTCGTGGAACTCGACGAAGAAGAGACCACCCCCATCACCATCGTTCCTGACAACCGCTTCGGCTGATAGTTTCGCCCAATAGCGGCACCGTCTAGCGGTGCGACAACCGAATTACCTTTAGGTACACAGTTCCGTTACCTTAGGAGTCACTAACGGGAGGGAGACCTCCCGTTTTTGGCATTTCCTGATGATACTGTTCGTGAATGGTTCTCATGGGTCTTGACCTTTCTTTGACGTCAACTGGCATTTCAATTAATGGCAAGACGCAAGCCATAGTTAGTAAGTTCAAAGAAACAAAACGTCTGGCGGATATACGCGACCAACTATCTGCGGTGCTCATTGAATCTGGCACGCAGGGAGTCATCGTTGAGGGCTATGCCTTTGCGGCTCGCAATTCTCAATCCCATAAAATTGGTGAACTTGGCGGCGTTGTTCGCTTGCTTCTTTACGAGATGAATATTCCATTCATTGATGTCCCACCCACCTGTCGTGCAAAATTTGCTACCGGTCGCGGCAATGCAGCCAAAACAGAAGTAATTTCAGCGGTATCAGCAAGGACGGGTTTGATTTGGTCTGGCAAGAGTGCCGACGATGAGTGTGATGCTTGGTTACTTGAAGAGATGGGCTGGACATCACAGGGCATGGGGCACTATGATTGGCCTAAGTTGAGTATGGACTCTATTAAGAACGTGGATTGGTCACCCCTAATGGAAGTAGGTATTGTTCGTGGGAATACGTAATGGCCCCATTAGTCAAGTAGAGATTGAGTCCGAACTTCTGCGTCTTATTGACATGCTTGAAGAAGAGACTGAAGCATTTGAAAAACTTGCAGGAGATGCTGCCAAGAAGGAAGCAATCTATAAAGCAAATTGGGCAAAAGAATATCTCGCAGCAAAAGGCTCAATCAAGGAACGTGAGGCTTGGGCTGATTACAAGTTGGCCGACGAACACTTTGATTACAAGATTTCGGAAGCCTTAGTTAAATCCAAAAGAGAAAAGTTACTCTCTCTGAGAACTTCCATAGATGCAATGCGTACCCTGAACGCCAATGTGCGTGCTCAGGTAATGCCGTAAGGAGAATAATCATGAATCACAATGCAGACGAATCTCTATCCAATCTCTTGGTTGATATTGACACGTTGGTCCCATTGGCAGGGAACCCAAGAAGAGGGAATATCGACGCCATTGTCGCGTCGTATGCCGAATTTGGGCAGGTTAAGCCCGTAGTTATTCGCCCTAACGACGATGGCACTGCAACAATTATCGCTGGCAATCACCAGGTAATGGCTGCCAGGAAACTTGGGTGGACGCATATAGCGGCAGTTCAGATGGATGCCGATGATTCACGGGCTATCGCATTCGCCCTTGCTGACAACAGGACCTCAGAACTCGGCAAGACTGATGATGGGATGATTTCAGATTTACTCGGCTCAATCGTAGACGACTACGGGGACCTATTCAATGGTCTTGGGTGGGATGAATTTGAGATTGCAGCAATGGAAGAGGAATCTTTCATGCAGGAAAGAAATACGGAGTCACGAGAATCACCGCAATACATCCCCCCAGTGATTCAGCCAATCGCCGATATTAATGAGGCAATTCTGTCTTCTATGGTAAAAAAGAACAGCGAAGGGGAATCACAAATAGTGGCCCCCTCAAACGTTGAACACAGGGATATTGCCGTACAAGGCAGTGGCTTGGTTACATCGCAATTAGCGAACACGCCGAAAGCGGTTGTTCAGTACACGATTGTTTTTGATGACCCAGACCAGCAGAGACGCTGGTATGACTTTATTAGGTGGCTGCGCAATGAGGCAGCCTACGATGGCGATACAAACGCAGAGAAACTAATATCGTTCATTGACGCACATTCAGAGTGCTAATTCACCACTTGCCAAGTGGGCAACTAGACCCCTTCAGGCGAACCTTAATCTTCATGAAACAACCACACTCTTTGCACGTTTTGGTGGGCGTGAAGAGCCGGTCACATGCGATGCAAATATTCCATCTTTTAATCGCATAGTTTGGGGCATCCATATCCCCGTCAATGCCTACTTCTGGCGAATCATTTGATTCAGACGACATTTTTTGCCTCCCCCTCAAGGGTGAATGTTTTGTGCGAAATCTGATTGACAAG